ATTTAGATCATAATACTTTAATTAATAGTGCAATTTGTAGTATAATAGACAATAACTTAAAAGAAGTATATAACAACCTATATAAAGTAGAGAAGATAAAATGGCAACAATGAATTATAACGATGCATTGGCAATGGAATGTAGATTTTATGATAATCATTCACACATAGTATCGGGTAATAATGCAGTAGAACGGAGTTGGTAATGAACAAGGTATGCATTGGGCAAGCAGATAGTAGTTTAAAATCAGAACAGTTTGGAAAGGATAATTATTATTATGAAGAAAATCAATTTGCCTACCCTACTATTACAAAGTTTGGAAAAGCATTAATTGATGATGCGTTAACACTTACTGAAAAATCTCGTTGGGGATTATCCCATGCGTTAGATGATTATTGGGTAAGGAGACAAGAGTATGTTGAGGAATGGATTATATATGATATATTTGTCAACCTTAGTGATAAAGATTATACATTTTGGAAATTAAAATATGGATGAAGATAAAGAAGAAGGATCATGGTGGAGTATTATTGGAATGATAATACTCTTAGCATTATTAGGTTGGATGGAATACACAGTATATAGGTGATATATGTTTATAGATTATAATAAAGCATGGCAAGTAAAAGAAAATAAGATGATTGAAGTTCAATCAGACTGGAAAAACGGATGGACAAAGTTATTTGCTATTGATGTTGACATCAAATTTACAGACTGTGATCATCCAGGATGGACATTTACATTAGAACTATTTAAGTTATGGTTCTTTCAAGTATCATATTACGATCAGCGGCATCAGGATCAAATTGAAAAGGATAATGAATGTATACAAAAGTAGATAAACCGCCACGGTATTGGAAAGTATTAAAACAAGAACCTATCTTTATGGATTGGAGAATGGATGTAGCCAATGGTGCTGTTCATCCATTGAGTGTTGAGGAAATTGAATACACTAGAATAACAATTGGTAAGATGAGGCTTGACGGTGGTTATGTTGGGTCTGATGAATCTAAGCATAACAAAGATCTTTTATCTAGTCTTGAAGAACATGAAGCACACGCATTAGAGAGTTTTTTAAAACGCCCGGAAGTGCAATGGGCAGTTGATAATTCATTAGATGGACTTTACATAAAGAAGGAAGAAGATTATGCTAATCTTCTTACTCTATTCTCATTCTCTGTATTCATGAAAAATAAATTAGTTACATTTTGGAGATTAAAATACAGTGGACAATAAAATAGCACGAAAGGACTTTTTCAATCAACCTATTAACATTGATGACTTAGTAGTAATGGCTGATAAATGGAAATCATTCTCAGTAAATAAAGTTCTCAAATTCACACCAAAAATGGTTAGAGTAGAAAAAGTTGATGGTGTCGGAACAAGTAAATTAGTATATCCAGATACCTGTATGGTAGTTGATCCTAAGTTAGTTACTTTTTATATGTTAACAAAGAAAAAGAAATGACAAATCCAATATTAGATATGTTAGGTGAAGAAATAGTTATAGGTGATTTTATAATAATACCACATCACGAATACAGACAATTACAAGTAGTAGAGATCATTGGGTTCACTCCTAAGAAGATAAAAATCAAACCCGTTATTAATGGTGGACTTGGTTCTTTACTTGAAATGGCTCAATACAAATATGTCAAAGTTGATCCAAAGTCTGTAACTTTTATGATGTTGAAGAAGAAAATGAAATGAATTTATCGTTTTATCCATGTGATATAAATTACAAAGAGGGATCGTTCACTTTAGGTAAGCAAATGCAAATAGCAAGTTTCACAGTACCTGAAGATCCATTCTACACACACCATTTAGATGCTCAGTACAGAATACCTTCAAGTGCGGCAGAAATACTACATAATATTTTAGAAAATAAGGATATGATATGGGTAGTAGAGCAATCTTACGGTGGAGTTTATGTCCAGAGTGACGTAATTCCAAGAACAGATAGATTAGACGTGTTGCACGAAGTACAGGTATATGTTTATGTCTCTGAAGAGATCTACACATTCTGTCAATTAAAGTATTCAGAAATGTTGACAAAAATAATAAATGGTGTATAATAAGCTAAAAGGAGAATAATATCAGAATTCAAACATTAGATGACACAGAACTCGAATTAAATGCATTACCAGAAGAAATAGGTGATATGAGATTTGCAATATTAGATAACAGCGATAATCAAAATCCGGATTTTAAATTCATTCCATTAATATTTTTAGAAAGTTTTACCAGTCCAGCGTTAGTATTGCGTATAGGTGACAGAAAGATAAAAATGCCATTAGATTGGCAAGTAGTAATAGGTGAAGAAGAAGTAGGTGATTTGGAAGCATTAGCACTATCCTCATTGAATGATAGAGACTTTAATGTATTTTGTTTCAATAGTTTATCCAGTTTCAGTGCTGAGTTCTTACCAATTGAAATATTGGATGTTTTCAATAATGTAACTTGGTATGCTCCTAAATTAAAAAACGGTCAATATTTATCTGTACCGATCGACGATGGACCTAAACCCCGTTGCATTTATTTTATAAAAGATGTATCTAGGAATTGTGAAGTTATTAAATATGATAACTTATGGTGATGGCATGAAAGATTTTAAATGGTTCGTAGTATTTACTTTGGTTGGGTTTGGAGGAGGAGTATCACTAGCTGTAACTACAGATACATATATTACAGGTTCTTTAGTTGAAGACCTAATACACGAATGTGAAACCACATTACCGCGCAATGTTAAATGTATAATAAAAGCAAACGCTGAAATACCTGAAAAAGGAGATTACAATTGGCCGCCAAACAAATTCCGTTAAATAAAATATTAACAGCTATTGATAATAAGGACAGAGATTTTTATGATAACTTAGATGATGATTTCAAGAAAGGATTCAGTCCATTCTTAATGTTACGATACGCATCATCTGTAAAAAGTGATCCTGAGACTGAACATTATTATATAGCAAGCACAAATTACCATGCCAATAAAGGTATGTTAGAACAACCTTTATCAAAACATCCTAAATTACAATGGTTATTATTTACAGCCATTAGTCCCGGACTAGGGACGGTACATCATAATTGGATTAAACAGAAGCCAAAACCAAAAGGTAAAGGTTCTGACATAAGAAAATTATTATCTGATATATATCCTACAATGAAGGATGTTGATTTAGATTTATTAAGTAAAACTGTAACAAAACGAGAGCTCACACAATATGCCAAAGATTGCGGAAAACAAAAGTAAATTTAGTTGTGAATATTGTAAAAAATCATTTGCTAGAGAACGGACATTAGAATCTCATGCGTGTGAGCCGCGAAGAAGATGGAGAACAAAAGATGAAACACGGATACAAATAGCCTATGACACATTCAAACGATTTTATAGACGTTGTCAAGGGCCTGGTACCAAAGACAAGACTTATGCGGAATTTATTAAAAGTGCTTATTATAATGCATTTGTCTCTTTTGGTAATTATTGTGTTAATAACAATGTCTTTGCCCCTACCCGATTTGCTGATTTTCTCATAAAAAATGAAATAAGAGTAGATGACTGGCCAACTGATGCTTTATATACTAAATTCTTAATATACTTTATTGCTAAAGAGCCTGTTAGTGATGCCCTCACACGCACAATACAGTTCGCTATTAAATATGGCGAGCGTAATAAAATAAAATACAATGATTTATTCAGGAAAGCATCATTGGATGTATTATGTAATGAAATTAATAAAGGTAATATAAGCCCATGGACTTTATATATGTCTAATAGCGGTCAGTCCTTTTTATCAATACTAGAAGAATATGATCATAAAGAAATATGGCAGATGATTAATGCTGACATTTGGGAAAAACGTTTCAATGATAATACAGGCGATGTTGAGTTCGCTAAAAACATATTAACTTTAGGTGGGTGGTAAATTATATGAGTTATCATGCGGATATTGACATTGATTTAGCAAACAGGGATGACATTTTAAATTTAATACAGCATATACCAGCACAATTGAATATTAATGGAAAGCAATCTAAACATAATAGTGGAGTTTATATACAACCTATTCCAATTAATCCTGTAACCGGAATAGCATCTATTGATTACAAAGAAGCAGATAAACGAAGTTATTTTAAATTGGATTTTTTGAATATGCACGTGTATAAGCACATTCATGACAATGAGCATTATGAAAAATTATTAGCAGATAAGCCTCCTTGGGAAAAATTGTTAGATCCTAACTTTGTAAATGAGATAGTGCATATAAGTAATTATTACGAACAATTAAAAAACATGAAGCCAGATAGTATTATAAGAATGGCTATGTTTATTTCTGCTATTCGACCTTCTAAAAAACACTTATTAGGTAAAGAATGGAAAGAAATAGAAAAAACTATATGGGATAAACCTAAGAACGGGGAATACTATTACAAAAAGTCTCACAGCATCGCATACGCACAATTAATAGTAATACATATGAATATAGTAAATGAGACTTATTAATTATTCAATGCGTCTAACTAATGTGATTGACTTGCGTTTACGTTTTGTTTGGGATATATTATTTAAACTAGTGACAGGCCCACTAAGAACTTCTAATGTCTTATTAGTAAATGTTCTGGTATATGGTCTGAAAATTGTCCATTCACTTTTCAAAAATAAATTAATAGGGATACATCTATTGGACTCCCACCACCAGGTGTCACCTAATTTTAAGAATAACTCTTTTAACTCAGTTGTTGGTAATAAACCAAAATCATATATACTTGTTATACTAGCATCCGTATTTTGTATTATACCAATAAATTCCTCATCCGCATATTTACAAACAGTTAAGAATGGATATTTCTCTTCTAATTGAACTAATAAGTTGTTCACTAATACTTCCAGTCTACAATATAAACAGGTACAGATTCTACTTTATACTGTTTAGGATATTTACTAGGTTTATAATCTATATCCGATATGTGTTTTAATAGTTCCATAGGCTTCTCCAATCTAATACATACATGACTTAATTTACGGTTTCCTTCATTGAATAAATATTTAGCTGAGGTATCATGCATGTAAATATTCCCAATATTACTGAGTCTGAATTTAACCTTACCTAGAACATTAAATGGTCCGGAAAGTTGTGTATATTTTACAGTTCCGTCACTGTTAGTGCTTATAATATATCCTTGTTTGCGTGATTTCACTGGGTCTCTATCTATCTTGCGTTTAATCTCAGAATTAATAGATTTTGGAACATGCCAACTTGGATTAGTAATAATACTAACTATACTTGTTTCTTTAAGGGGAGTTTCCCATCCCCTTTTACCCACAATTACCTTCATAGTAAGCACTGGTTGTCTATTTTCCACTAATACTAATTGTTGACTGCCTCTATTGATAATAATAAATTTATTGTCTAACTTTTTCATAATGTACGGTACATATTCTGCGTATTCCATTATTGAAATTTCAGATTGTTCAGCAATAGCAATATTAGAAAACAACATTGCTATTATAATATACTTGATCATAACACTTCCTTTAAGATAAATATTGTGTATGAGTTATTCAACACAGATTTATTTATACCATCAAGTTCATCAAGCTGTTCTTTTAACAGTTTGCGGGGATGTGTTCAATAGGAGATATATTATGCCGTACACAAGAAACTTAAAAGCCCATAGAGGTACAGACAATAGAATTTTATTTGAGTTTGTTAATCAAGATCAAAAACCAGTTGATGTAGTAGGAATAGAATTCACATTTAGAATGATATCATCCGACGGAGAAACATTATTAATTGAAAAGCCCTTAGAAATAGTTAATAAAGGTAAAGGCCAAGCAAGAGTAGTATTAACAGAACAAGAGTTAGATAGTATTACCCCTGGAATGAAAGGGTTCAGCATAGAGCAAGAATATGTACCATTTGCTTGGACACCTATTGAACCAGCCCCTCCTATTGATCCTGATGATGGTGCTAATATTCAGCCAGTTTATCCGCCGGTTCAGAATTGCTCTGGACTTAGTAACCCGCTTGGTCCAGTTGACCCGGTTAATCCTGAGGACTTTCAAGATGTAGATTTTGAACCGGCGTATGTGGATGACAACGCCGGCGGAAGAGGCAACATAGAAATATTTGATAGTATTATGCCGTCCTTTGTTAGTAGTAATATAGTAACCATTCCTGCTAGTAGTGGGTTAACTGATGAATACAATAGTAGTATTATTAATACCAACGCTCAAGAATTACATACATTTCAATTGATAGCAAGTGAGTTTTCAGGCTCAATAATATTTCAAGGTGGAACAGATACTGATAACCAATGGTATGATATCACATCGAGTACATATTCATTAATGAATGGAACAATAATTACTAACTTACATGGTTACCATCCATATATACGCATCAACTTCAAAGAAAATACAACTGGCCGCATTATAGAAGTAAAATACAGATAATACATCATAATAATTGTTTTAATATGTAAATAATGTTATAATGTAAAAATGTTAACTTTTAAAAGTACACGTTATGTTTGATATTATTAGTATATGGCGCAATGGCAGAAAAATACACCTGGCTCCTAATGGATGGTATGTAGGCAATGCTCCATGTTGCGTACACCGGGGTGAGTCTCGCGACACACGAAATCGAGGTGGTATTAAGGTAGATCAAGATAATTGGGGTTTCCATTGCTTTAATTGTGGCTTCACAGCCGGGCATACCAATGGACAATTACTTTCAAAAAATGCCAAAAAACTATTATTATGGTTAGGGGTCGACGAAGACACAATCCAAAAATTAAATATGGATAGTTTCAAAAATCGCACATTGGGCGAAATAGCAAAAACAATATATAAACCAAAAGCAATTACTAAATTTACGGAACATAATTTACCAGATGGTTCAACGGCATTAACTGTAGATGATAAATATTTCGTTGATTATTTACATAATAGAGGTTTAGAAGTAAAAGATTATCCATTCTTTATAACACCTAAGGGCATTGGCAGAAATAAAAACAGAATAATAATACCTTATATGTACAATAATCGAGTCGTTGGTTGGACTTCACGTTACTTGGATAAGAATAAGTTAAAATATAAAAATGAGAACCAACAACCTGGATATATATTTGGGTTAGATATGCAAGAAAAGGATTGGTTATATGCTATTGTAACAGAAGGTGTATTGGATGCTATTAGTATTCGCAGTTTGGCAGTAATGCATAATGAATTTAGTGAAACACAAACATTAATGCTAAAACAAATAGAAATAGAAAAAGAAATAATAATTGTTCCGGACCAAGACAAAGCAGGTTTAGTTTTAGCATCAAAAGCAATAGAAGCAGGATTCTCACTTAGTATACCAAATTGGGCACCTGGAATTAAGGATGTTAATGAGGCTGTACAAAGATATGGTAAAGTAGGAACATTATTAAGTATATTACATGCAAAAGAACATAACAAAATAAAAAATATATTAGCATTAAATAAATTAAGGCGGAGATTAAGTACTGAATGAAAGAATATGGGTATGATATACAAAAATTACTACTAGAAATTATGTTACAGGACAGTGAAAGTTTTATTCGTGTACAGAACATATTTAATTGTGATAATTTTACCATTAAATTGCGGCCAGTTGCCGAATTTATTAGTGAATACGTAATGACGTATAATACTATTCCGAATCTTCAACAGGTAAATGCTATTACAGGTATTTCAATGGAGATGGTTCCTAACGATGTAATAAGTACAAACATTGATTGGTTTTTGGATGAGTTTGAGGAATTTACAAAAAGTAAAGAAATAGAAAGAGCTCTGATTCAGGGTGTTGAACTGCTTGAAAAAGGTGATTTAGGACCTATAGAAAGTTTAATTAAAAAAGCAGTACAAATATCTTTAACTAAGGATATGGGTATTGATTATTTTGCTGATCCAAAAGCTAGACTATTAGCTATTAAGAATAATAACGGACAAGTATCAACAGGCTGGGCGAACTTAGATAAAAAACTATTTGGTGGATTTAATAGAGGCGAGTTACAAATATTTGCTGGTGGATCTGGATCGGGTAAATCATTATTCATGCAGAATCTAGCTGTGAATTGGTTAACCCAGGGATTAAATGGAATATTCTTAACACTTGAATTAAATGAAGAACTCTGTAGTATGCGTATTGATAGTATGATTACTGATATAGCAACCAATGAAGTTTTCAAAAACATAGATGAAGTTGACTTAAGAGTTAAAATGAAGTCCAAGACCTTTGGACAATTCCGTGTTAAGTACATGCCAGCACAAAGCAACATTAATGATATACGTGCTTATATAAAGGAATTACAAGTACAAACAGGTATTAAGATAGATTTCTTATGTATTGATTACTTAGACTTATTAATGCCAGTTAGTACTAAAGTATCCCCTAGTGATTTGTTCATCAAAGATAAGTACGTATCGGAAGAAATTCGTAATTTGTCAAAAGAGTTAAATATTATATGTGTAACAGCATCACAATTGAATCGAAGCGCAGTTGAAGAAATTGAGTTTGATCATAGTATGATATCAGGTGGTATCTCTAAAATTAATACAGCAGATAATGTATTTGGTATTTTTACAAGTCGTGCTATGAAAGAACGTGGTAGATATCAATTACAGTTAATGAAAACAAGATCAAGTGCCGGTGTTGGACAGAAGATTGATCTTGAGTTTAATGTAGATACTCTACGGATTTTGGATGCTAACTTAGATTCTGAAGAAGCAACATCAGATTCTTCAGCAAGTAATATAATGCGTAGTATTAAAACTAAATCAACAGTTGATGAGCATAATATACCAGCAGAGTCGGAAACAATTAAGTCAGATAAGCTAAAAGGATTATTAGGAAAAATTAATCAACATTAGCCATAAATACAGCAAATGAGAATATCATGCAAAAGAAAACATTAAGTCTATTAGAAGAACTAGAGACAATGCACAGGGAACGTGACTCCAGGTATATAATAGAGTCCAGGGCTACTAATATTATAGCTAGTGCAGTAAATCTTTTAGATTTAATATCTGAAACATACTCAGAAAAAGAAGCAGATGATCTCACTCGTAAACTATTAAATAGTATAAAGAGTAAAGATTCAGGAAAGTTTCGTAGAAGTTTAGGTAGGATAAATGAAAGCAAAAGAAATAATATATGAAGTAAACTGGAATAAAATTAAACAAGGTGCCACAAAAGCCGCTAATTTTGCTCTTAGAGTTGCAAATGCTGGAATGGGAGTTCCAGACAGAGAAGGTTTCAGCTTAGATTCACAATCTAAAAAAGTCCAACAGCAAGGATTACGAATGGTTAAACAAACAGCAATGTTAATTAATCGTGGCTGGAAAGATAACGCTCAGAGATACCGTAATCAAGATAATACAAATTTACAAGCAATGACATTAGTAGATGATCTAAATGGCATGATCAAAGGTATATTTGGAATTAATCCTGAAGATCCATCTATTAGAACATTGATTAAAGAAATATCATTATTAACACGCGACGAAATTAAAAACGATGAAACACAATTTGACAATAACATAAAAATTCAGACTAGGATGTTAAAATTAGTTAATCAATGTATTGAACTTGAAAAAGAGGCAGTACTGGATGATGAACCAGATAGAATTAGGGCGAATTTTGTTCGAATTAATATAATGGACAGTAGAGGTAATCCAATGGAAGCTTTTTATTTCTCTTTTAAGGGCCAGATTAATCAGTTTTTCCGTTATGACATTATCCCGGACTCCAATCCAACAAGACTCACTAAATTGGCATCAGTTACTGATGCCAATACCAAGCGTAAGATTAAACAAGAAAACCCGACTCCTATTTTAATAAAAGATGTATCTGCGGATGGTGAAGAACCGAAATCAATGATTGAAATAGCAGACGGAACTATATAATGCAAGAATTAGATATATTCAGAAAGTTAACTAAAACATTAGATGATGAAGAACGCAGTGAAACTCATGAAAATGTATCAATTCCTCAGTCAGATGATTCGGATATCTATTTCTTAGCTCGTTTACGAAATAGAGTAGTAATGCAAGAATACAGTGTTCTTATTAATGAAGGTCTGGAATCAAGTGCTCATATTAATCATTTAGAAGATTTAATTATGTTTGAGGGTCCAAAAGGCTTACTAAAATCAATTGATATTTTACGCAAATTTGCCAATGGAGAAGGTTATAATAACACTAGTCTAAAATTTGATGGAAGTCCAGCTATTGTATTTGGCAGAGATGAACAAGGACAATTTATATTAACTGATAAGTCTGGTTTCAACTCTAAGGGTTATGATGGCAAAGCTAAATCAGCTAAAGAATTACAACATATATTTACAAATCGCAAACCAGTAATGGACGCATCTCGTGAACAGTTTATTAATAATATGATGGGTATATTTAATGAGTATGAAAAAGCCACACCCATTGATTTTAGGGGGTTTTTAAAAGGGGATCTAATGTATTATGATACACCGGTTATTACAAACGGTACATATACAATTAAACCAAATGTTGTACAATACGATATTAATCCGGATTCCAAAATTGGTAAACGCATTGGAGCAAGTAAAACTGGTGTGGTAGTTCATCAATACATTGGTGATCAATATAAATCCACTGAGGATGCGGCTAAACAGATGCAAGGAAATACAGTATTTGTTATTCCACCCGTTAAAGTAAAAGAACAAGTTCAAATAGATACATCCGAAATTGAAAAGTTGGCTTCATTTGCTAAGAAATATAATAAATCCTTTGAAGAATTACTAAACCCTAATAATTTAAAAGGTATTGCTGATTTTCCTAATATGTTATATAGATATATTAATAATAAAGTAGATACAGGTCTGGATGATTTAGGATTGGACTTTGAACAATGGGTTAATACTACTAAATTAACTAATGGTAAATTACAAAGAGTATCTAACCATGTTAAAAAACATCAAAAAACATTAAATGCGTTATGGAAAGTTATAGTAGATATTATGAAAATGAAGAATTTTTTAGTAAAAGAATTTGATTCACAGGCATCCAATGTTAAACAAAGCATTAATGGACAACCAGGCGGTGAGGGTTATGTTATTAACTACAATGGTAATTTAATTAAGTTAGTACCCAGGCATACTTTTAGTGCCGCAAACAGAGCCGCACATTAAAAAGAAATAATAATAGAGCAATAAAATCAGGATTTAGATAAATAAATGTAAGTCGAGAGACAAATATATAAGGAGTCATATAACATGGCAGGCGTAATAAAAAGAAATCCCCTAGCGGCGGCGCAACAATGGGAACAAATAGGTAAGCAGATCACATGGTTTACAGTTTCAGGAACAAACATTCCCCCTTTTGTACCGGGCACACCGGCGGCAGAATATCAAATTGGTTGGGAAGCTGACGGCGCAGTAAACGCATTAATGGCAGTAATTCAAAAGACTACTACTGTAATTGCAATGGGTCCAATTGTCGCTGGTGTTGTTTCAATTGCAGTTGAAGGTATTTTTACTGATCAAGTTAACTTTGATGGTACAGCGGCAGATGGTGATTTAGCTCGTATGCAAGCTGACATTCAAGCATTAGGTGAAGTAACAGGTCACGTAGCTAACGGTGATGATAATACTGCTGGTGTTGATTTAAGTAGTGCTTCAGTTACAGCTAAGACTTTCATCCTAGCATAATAGTTTATCTATTAACTAAATTTAAAAACACTCTTCGGAGTGTTTTTTTATGGCTGTAGGATCTTAGTCAATAAGTATATACATAATGCAAACAATAACAGTTTATACACTTTTTGATATCACAAACACAGATGTAGTGCGTCCGTATAAGC